TGCTGGAGACAATTGTAAATCCAGCACTCATCGAACCCCTCTTCTACCACGTCCTCACCTCGCATCACCAGACATTCAACACCATGCTCATGGTAGCGAGCGTAAGTCCATTGTGGATACTGGAGCGGATCCACCACCAATGCCCTGCCAAGTCCCTTTGCCTTTAACAGCATGGACGTTGGGCCTCCTCCTATGTCGATCACTGACTTGCCTGACAGACTGAATCCGTAGCCAACCTGATGCAGTCCCATGAATCTCGCATAGACATAGTGCTTCTGGTCTTCATCGAATGTATTGCAGCAGTCTCCCCAGTACTGCGATTCAAATGTGTAGTCGCTCATTTCAGTTCCTCCTTCAGCTTGCGATAGTGTGCCACTGCTTGGGGCCACTGGTCATTCCAACCTGATGACGCTACTAGTCGATCCGCGCAGTCCTTCCATCTGTCACGCTCCTTGGTTATCTTGTCTATCTCTTCTGTTGTATCGTTCATATTGTTTTTGTTTGTGACAAATAGTGGGTAGTATTTGTCACAAGGTTTGTTAGTGATTGGATGGGTAAGTCATTGTCATTGCATCGATTCCGTTGCCATCAGCGTACCAACCTGCTCCGTTGTACACGTCTAGCACGTCTTGGAAGTACTTCTCGTACCTCGGTGCAACCTTCTCAAGCGTGAAGTTCTCACCAAACGCACGGCAGTCCGCTGGTCTGATCTTGTCAATGTTTTTGATAGCATCGACATAATCACCCATTGTTCGGCATCGATACCCAGTGACTCCGTGGAGGTTATTCTCTGCGAATGATCCCCAGTCGCTGGTGATTGTTGGTGTTCCGCTCAATAGGTTCTCGATTTGCACTCCACCGAATGGTTCGACGTATTGGCTAGGCAGGAAGGATGCCTTGGCTTTAGACATCAGTTCCTTGCGCTTAGGAACGTCAGCATAGCCCACATACTCGACATGGGGTGGGAATGTATACCCTGCCTCGCACTGACCCGCTACAATCAACTTCACTCCTGCTCTGCGCGTTGCGTCAATTGCGATATCAACACCCTTGCCGCTATAGACCCTGCCAAGGTACAGGAAGTAATCCTCCTTCTGGTCGTTGAATGTGAAGTCATCGATGTCGAAATAGTTTGGAATGACAACGCTATAGTTATCCTGCTGGCACTGACCAACTGCACCCATGCCACAGAACGCATGGTAGATGGCATATGACTCCCAAACCTTCCATTTAGCCCAGTGACCCCCTGCGTACCCTATCCCCGGCTCAACTACGATCATATCATGTTGGTGTGCATCACATATCGGTCTGACTCCAGACCCCCAAAATGGAAGAATAAAGTCGTTCTTTTCCTTTCGAAAACCTACCTCCCGAATGGCATTGGCATAGAACGTCTGGTATGCATGATCATTGGTGTCAAACTTGAAGAACGTTTTCCTCCAGTCATGACTGCCATAACTCTTAGCAAAGTCATCATTGGTCAGGACGCTGACGTGTTCTGTGCATTGAAGGTCACTGTCCTCATGCCCGTAGTGGATCACCTCATGCCCCCTGTTGGTCATCATCTTGGCAAATTTGACCACCTTCTGCGTGTATGCACAGGCATTAAACTCTTTGGATGTAACTGTGTGTGGTAACCCTAGTGCGTGGAATCTCATTTTTGTTGTTTTCATTATGTACTACTGCTGTTATGTGAAGTTATTGATTATTTTCCCTGTTCTTCAGCTTGTTGATCAAGGACTTCTGCTTGTTTACGTCATGCTGCAATTCGTGGATGATTTGACGCAATTCTTTAATCTGCTGCTTTTGTTGGTGAATGATACGCATCTCTGGTGTTATCTCATGCGCTTTCATAGGTTCTCTAGGATCTCGGTTAGTTTCGCTTTCATGTTATTGACTTGTTTCAAACTGTAATAGTCCTGTGCGCTCACCTCAAAGGTTGAGTATCGGTGATTGCACTTTCCGTTGTTGCAGTATCTACGTCTTGAGAATCGATTACCGAGGTCACGGCATTCCATAACATGGGTCGTAGAACTGCATTTGGGGCATAATTTGACCATTATGGATAAACCCTAGATATGGGGTATTTAAAATATGTTGCCACTATATGGTGATTATTATCGACAACATCAGTGATTTTGTGGTTAAAATGCATTAGCAAATCGTTCGCTTATCCCACATGATCCTCTCCAGTCGCTTCGATCTGCGGTAGTCTCTCCTCTGGTTCCCTTCCTTGGATTAGCTCAATGGGTTCAGCACTTCTATCACCGATGGTGAATGTGACGTTCAATGGCTTTGCTTGTGTCGATTCGATTTCGATTTTATCCCCGTACTGACGTGCGTTCCATTTGCCGAGTAGACGGATACGAGTGTCAATTCTGACCCTCTTCTCCTGAGCATCTAGCATTGGATCATCAGCGATTCTTATGCAGTCATCTGCGATTGCGTGAGTACCTATTTTTCGTGAGAGATGAGATTTATTGCGGAATTCTTCGTTTGAGCATTCCCAACGCCATACTGTTGAGTAGTTTGGCATACCTTCGAGGTTACAGATGGATGAGAGTGTTTGGCCCATTGCGAGTCTCTCGCAGATTTCATCTCCGATAGCCTCGTCGTACTTGGGAGGAGTGCCTACTTTGCGTGATGGTTTAAAGCTCATGTGGTGATTGTGACTGCTTGGGTTTACGCTTTGGTAATCCTGACTTCAGTTCGTTGCTCTGCTTGAGTTTTGACTTTGACTTGCGAGAACGTGATTTCGACGCTTTCTGGGTTATCGTCCGGGATGAGTTTGGCGTAGCGGATTTGGTCAATGAGAGGTTTGCTTCCTCCAGCAAGGTTATCAACGTCGAGAGTCTTGGTTGAGAATCTTGTAAGTGCGAGAGTGTACTTCGGATTGCACTTAGCAGTGCAGTCCTTGCTAGGTTCTTTTGCTTTGTGTACTTTGACCAATGGCAATTTAGGAGCGTGTTTAGTGAGGGTGTCAGGTAGCCTTCTAGATTGAGAGTTAAACTTATTTGCATGGTAGTAGTAGTGTCCGTCAGGTGCGAGGGTGTAGCCTTTCTCTTTTAGTTGTTCAGTTGTCCAGTTCATAGCGGGTATAGTTATACATGATTGTGTGGATTTATACCTTATCTAGACCATTTGCAGTGTAAGCATCTTTAATGATGTAATCTGGAAAGATGACTTCCTTGAGGTTGTAACTATCGCAAATCTCGCAATACATTTCATCGACTTGTATTTCATTGTTAACTATGCAAGTTGCAATGTGAAATCGTTTTGGTAGTTCAAACACTTTCGCTTCTAGTGGATTTGCTTCTGCATCGAGATTCCAAAATAGATCTATCATGTTGTTTGCTTGCAGTACTGATATTGTGCCATTGGGCCATTTTGCTAGGTATGTTTTCATTTGGATATTTAAAATTGCTTTAGTTTGTCTTGATCCAAGGCGTAGCATTCTCCGTGACCAAGGTTGACTATGTTCTCGGCACTAATGAGGTCTTGCTTCCATGCCCAACCAACGAAGTCGAGTGATGGAGCGTCCACAACGCACAGGACGTATACATCAACATCTGGGTTTGCCTTGAGCGTGGATAGTAGCCGGGCGTTTGGGTGTCTTGATGCTTTGATGTCGTATCTGTTGCCACTTGGCATTACGCCATCAGCGGAACCGCTTCTTGGTGATAATCCAAGGTCAGGGAATACATTTATTAGCTTTGCAAACCCGTACTCTGCCATCATTCCAATAACGTCTGCTTCTGCTCCGTCTTGGTTGCCAATCTTGGCATCCTTGACTCCATTGCTTCGTGCAATGAGTGAACGCATCCTGCCAATGAGTTGACATATCTGGATCTCGTCAGGGTTGAGTGTTAGTTGCATTGTCTATCGTGATTGCTGTATGAATTTGAGTGCTATTGCCATTATCTCAGGGTAGTCCCGCAATGACTCTAGGTAGGATTGGAACATATCATCGATAGCCTGTTCAGCGAATGGGTCAGGAATGATCTCAGCTTTGACCTGTGCGTCCTCCAGATCCTTGTTGGCTGCCCTTAGTGCAAAGATGGCAGCGGAACAGAATACGGACAATTGTGCGGCAATGGAGCGGTAGTCCTTGTCGCATTCCTTCAGACGTTCAACCTCGGAGGCGTAGTGCGGTTCGCTCATGGTTTTAGTTTTTCCTTTTTGCGGTAGTCTCTAACCTCAGCCTGTAACACTTGGTTGCTTTCGGACATTTGCTGCGCCAACTCCCTTGCCTCGTTGCGCTCGCGTTCCAATTCTTCGATGATTTCAAATGCTGCTTTTTTCCACTCGTCGCGCTCGCGTTCTAGTGCGGTTAGTCTGTCAGCTAGTTGCTTTGCATCCTCGCGCAACTTGTAAACCTCAGTTGGTGTCCAGTCTGCGTCACAACCGCACTCGTAACTGCTACGAGCTTCGCAGTCGCAATTTTGGCCGGGGAAGTAGTCTGCTGTTATAATTTTGTTCATATATTTATAAATGGGGTGTGAGGTTTTATGTAGTTACCTCACAGGGTCAAATGATAACCAGCCCACATGGTGGCCGCTACAATCCCTTAAAATTGTGGCTGTGGTTTTTGGGGTCACAGCCAACCCCCTTGTCCCCTGCTGATCGGGAGTTCCCAATCAAGCGAGGAAAGTGTTAGTTAAAACGGAATGTCATCTCCATCCGAATCCTTGGCCCGTGCTGGAGCGGATTTGGCCTTTGCAGGGGTTTTGGTTGCGCCTTGATCCTTTGGCTTGACTGACAAGCTAAAGAACTTCTTACCATCCTTCTTGGACTCCTTGAGCCACCCATTGAGCCAGTAGTCAGTTCCCTCAATGTTGAGGGATCCGTTGTAGTCTGGGTGGGTGTCCAGTTCTTTGCGGTCATTCTTGAAG